TATTCTCTTAAAAAACAAATATTTTCAGAAAGAAAAAATGTAATAATGGAAAAAATTTGAAAATAAAACTTGACTTTTGTGCCACAATATTATAAGATATTTTCGTGGCACAAAAAGAGAGGTGAAAAAATGAATGCCAAAATAGGAAGACCTACTATTGGAAATCCAAAAACTATTGAAGTTAAAGCAAGAATAGATGAAGAAACCAATGAGAAATTAAAAGAATTTTGCAGAAAAAATAATCTTACTCGAACAGATGTAGTTAGAATGGGAATAGAAAAGGTTTTAAATGAAAAATAGGATATTGCACAACCGACCAAAGTTCACAATATCCTAAACCAATCAGAAAGTTATCTGATAAATCCATTATATCATTTATCTTTCTGAAATACAAATATTTTAGGAGGAAAAAACATGACATTTAAGGAAGAATTAGGATTTGACATTACAAGGGTATTACTGGACAGTCACAATGAGAAGCTGAAGAAATTAAGAAAGGAATTCATGGACTTGCTGGAAGAAGCATATGGACTTGTTCCAAATGACAAGAAATTGAAAATGGCAGATTTGGAAGACGCATTTTCATCTTATGTGGAAGCAGTGAAGAGGGAGTATTACAATGCAAGTTTAACAGTGGATATTATAGTTCAGAATAATATTGAAAAGGAACTGAAGGCAAAATGTCAGAGAGCATAAAAAATAGTATAATGGAGGATAAAATATGAATTTAGTAAAAATAGAAAACAAAGAACTAGCAATAAAAGAATGGAACGGACAGAGAGTAGTGACTGCTTGGGATATAGCAGAATTGCACGACAGAAATACAGCTAAAGTCAATGAGATTTTTAAAAATAATAAAGAAAAATTTACTTTAGGAAAAGATTATTATTTGTTAAATCGTGAAGAATTTTCTGAATCCTTTAAAACGATTCAGAAATTTATACCAAATAACGTTAAAGAAATTCCATTATATACAGAAAGGGGATATTTAAAACTAACTAAACCTTTTGAAGATGAATTAAGCTGGAGAATACAGGACATACTCGTAGACAGTTACTTCACACTAAAAACAGTAATAAAAGAGATAAAACAGACAGAAGCTCAAAAGAAAAGGCTTGAAATAATGGATAGGAACAGCAAAGTCAGAGAAGCGAATATGTGGTATAAGTTATTATCCCAAGCAAAGACTGAAAAATATAAGGAAGTTATACTATCATACAGTACGAGAGCATTGAACGGTGGTAAGGAAGTAATACCATTGCCTTTAATGGCACAGAGAACATTAACAGCTACAGAAATAGGAGATATGATAGGAGTTACAGGAAATAAGATAGGGAGATTAGCAAATAAATATAATCTTAAAACTGATGACTACGGATATTATGTCCATGATAAAGCAAAATATTCAAATAAGGAAATACCGAATTTTGTATATTTTGAACATGCAATAGAGAAATTTAAAAAATTACTGGAAGAAGAAAAAGTAGAAGCTTAGCTAGAAAATAAAATCATAGTTATTAATTAAGCTGTGATTTTTTTGTGAAAGGAAATACCATGAAGATTAATATAAAAACAAACATTGACAGTGTAAGTACAAGTTTTAAGGAAAAGTTGAGAAGCATTAATAAAGGAGAAATGCTGGAAGAAGTAGCATTCTATATGGAAAATGAAATGCGTAAAAGATTTGATACTGAAACAGATTATCAGGGAAACAAATGGGAAAAGTTAAAGTTGCGAGAGGGAAAAATTTTAAGTGATACAGGAATGCTTAAAGGATCTTTAGGAACAGCTGAGATAAAAGGTAATACAGTAACGGTATTTAGTAATTTAGTTTATGCAAAGATTCACGATGAAGGTGGAGTTATCAAAGCTAAAAATTTCAAAGCTCTACATTGGAAAATAGGAGAAGAGAAATATTTTGCTAAATCTGTTACTATTCCTAAACGTCAATTTAGTGGTGTGAGTGATAAAAATAAAGAGGATCTGATAAAAATTATCAATGAATATTTTGTTAATAAGAAGCTATTTTTATAACGATGTATATAAATTTTAAATCCAGGTAATAACTGGATTTTTTATTATATAGAAATTTTAAAAGAGAGGAGGGGTAAAATGCCATTTGTATTATTTAAAGCCGGAGATTACGGAACAAAAGGTAAATGGAGCAATGAACAGTTATCTAATCTCATAAATAATAAAAAGGAATTAGATGTGATTCCATTTCATACAAGCGAATTTACAAAACTTGGAATGCTCAGAAATGAAATACCTGTTATTGGAAAGTTCAAAAATATTTCTGTAAAAGATGACGAAATAATAGCAGATGATGTTGAGATATTCAACAGAGGAGAGTTTAAAGATCGTAAAGTGGATAGACTGTCTGTAGAAATTGAGAATGGAGAAATAACAAGGGTAGGGGCATTACCTGTGGGAGTTGAACCAGCCGTGAGCAATAGCGGAAGTTTTGCAAACGGTGAATTTTCACAAGGCTTTGAAATGGACTGGATTAATCAGGAGAATATAATAGAGTTTAGTGATAAAAAAAATAATAATGGAGGAAACAGAGAAATGAATTTTGAAGAATTACTGAAAAAATTACTGGAATCTGGCAGTGAAGATAAAATAAAAGCAGCTAATGAAATACTGAAAACACTTTCAAAAGAAGAATTACAAAAAATAGAAGTTCCTAAAGTGGAAGAAACTAAAAAGACTGAAGATGAAATTAGGGAAGAAGTAAAAAAAGAATTTGCAAGAGAGAGTGAAATTAAAGAATTTATGTTAAAAAATTCTAATAAAATAACACCAGCATTAAAGAAATTAGGAATTGAGGAGTTTATAAAACAATCTTTTTCAAATAACAACGGTGTTATTGAATTTTCTGAAAACGGAAATAATCAGACAGTGAAATCAAGTGATATTTTATCTAAACTGTTTGAAAATTTACCAAGTTATGGTGGAAATAAACCTTTAGAATTTGGCAGTGATGATGATAATGTTTCAAGACAGCAACAAATGATAGCTGATGAAATAGCCGGATATAAAGCTAGAAATAATTTAAAATAAGGAGCTGGGAATATGAAAAACAGAGTTAAATTTTTTGAAGAAGAAAAAAAAGAAGATATTGTGCTGAATGAATTTATACCAAGAAAAACAGTTACTTTGGCACAAGGTGAAGTTATAAAATACGGACAGGCATTAATATATGATACAACTACAGGAAAATATAAAAAATATGAATCAAGTACTCCTGGTGTGAAATTACCGAAAACATTTTATGCGGGTTCGGATAAAGATGTGGATGCGACAAGTGGGGATACCAAAATACAGGTTGTAAGAGCTAGTGACATCGATGGCTCTCTTGTTATAGGAGTAACAGAAACAGATTATGCAGCATTAGATAATTTAGATAAATATGGCATTAATGTCAGATTTGATAATATAAAAAAATAGGGAGATGATAAAATGTTAAGTGATATTCAATTAAAATTGATGGCATTATTTGCCGTAGTACAACCAAAAGTACAGACTCATTATCTGACAAGATTTGAAAATGCAAATCCTGAATATATGAGTGACAATGAAACAATATTATTGAAAGATTTGAATGATTATTTAGTAGAAGCAAGTATTATTGAAAGAGGAAGTGAAATTCCTTTCATAAAAGTAAATGGCATGGACAGTATGGCAATAACTCCAGATATAGTTGCAGCTTCTTATGAACTGAAACCTATAATGAATGGTGGGACAGTAACATTCATTAATGGGCAGATGATAGATCCTCAAAAATATCAGGAAGACAGACTGTTGTTAAAATTAAAAAATGCAATACTGAAGACTAAGGAAAAAATGGCTGCAAATGCTTTTCTTCAAGGAAAATATACACAGGCTAATACTCAGACAGAAATTGATTTTAAGTTTGAACCTGCAACTAAAAAGGATGCCAAAAAGATTGATAACTGGGTTACATTTTTCTTTGATATAATTGATGATTATGAGAAAAAGAATGGAGTAATGCCTGACAGAATAGAATTAGGTAGAACATTATTTGATAAACTGATTAAAAATAATGAGTTTATTGAGATAGCTAAGGCTTATTCAAATTCAATTGGACTGTCCGCAGATGAAAAACAGGTATATTTAGATTTATTAGGGCAAAGAATTTCTAAATTGAGGACGGCACAAGATTTTGAAGGTAACAACATAGCAACAGACAACATGATTTATCTGTCAAATGATAATGCCTTAGTACCTGTATTCGCAGCACTTGAAGCGGTAGATACTTCAGGAAAGCCTTTTGTATTTGTAGGAAAAGAAATCCTGGATCAGACACAGGCAAATAAAGAAACAGCACGTGCCAAAATGTTCTGTAAAACAGCATTTGCTCCAGTAGTGGCTCTTAAGGATTTCATTGTCAGATACGAAATACAGAATACCGACAGTATAGTAATTGTCCCTAACTCAAAATAGTAGGTGGTAAAAGATGTTGGAAAAAGTGGGAGAAACTTCTGAAAATGGAGTTTCTCCTGAAATTAAGTTAGATGAAAAGTTATTTGAAAAAGTCCCTTATATTCCAAAGGTGGTGGCAATTGAAGTTTGCAGATATTCCAAAAGGACTGCACGGGAGTTTGTTGATTATATAGACAGTCAGCTTATACCGGACTGTAAAACTTTTATAACGGTGTTTATAGGTGAAGAAAAATATAAATTTTTAGTTCCTGATACAAAGAGAATACTACAGGAACTTTATGTAGCCTGGAAAATATATGAAAGCCTTGAAAAAGAGAAAATATCGGAGGATAAAAGGGATACTCTTTATAAACTGCTGGAAAGTCTGAAAGGTGGTTCAGAAGATAGTGGAGGTTCAAAAAATTTTTTAAATGACAATAGATACGGTAGAATTTATAGATTTTAGGAGTTGGTAAGATGTTCGATGTAATATTTCAAAAATTTAAGGAAGAACTTAAAAAAGATTATCCTGACTATGAATTTTATATAACAGATGATTTGGAGGCTGAGGACTTTGTAATAAATTCTGTGATATGTGAAATATCCAATATTACAATCAGTAATGCCAAGCATTATAATACTACACTTAATTTTTATATCATAAAGCCAAAAGTTCAAGACGATTTAGGAACTTTCATTTTACAGGCATTGGATATTCAGAAAAAAATACAGAATTTAGACGAAAATAAGAAAATATTATTCGCATCCAAAATGGACATGCAGTTTGGGGAGCTAAGAGCAAAGGAAGTTAAAGATACATTGAGGGTATGTTTGATAACAGGAGTGTTCGATACATCTTTTCCAATAGAATATGTAATTGGGAAAAAAGAAGAATATAAACCTGCCGAGCATATATATCTGAATAATGGAAAATAAAAACATGAGACTGGATTATTTCAGTCTTTTTTTGATAAAGGAGAGGATTAAAAATGAATGGAAGTCCAAAATTTATTTTGGAAATAGAGGAAAAAGCAGGTACTGCAATAGCAAGAAGTGAACAAGGAATTGTCGGTGTAGTGTTGTTTGATAGTACTAAGGATACTGAAAAACATGTATACGTAAGTAGAGGGGATGTCTCAAGAACAGACTGGGATAATGACAATTATAATCTTTTAAAGGATTTAGCTTTTGTAGGCAATCCATATAAAGTCATAGTCCGTAGAGTAAAAGAAGATGTAAGAGATACTGTAAAAATAACAGACATATTAAGTGATTTAGAAAATGATGTTGATAGTATTGTCATACCTAAAGCAACTGAAAGCGAAACAGACAATCTGATAAGTTATGCAAAAAGTAGACATAATACTGAACTTGGTAAATTGGCATTAGATTTCAATCAGGCTCATTTCTTTACATTTGTGGCAACCGATAAAGTACCGGACCATCATGCAATTGTAAATAATGGAATAACTGGAGCTGTTGTAAATGGACATGAGTACAGTGATAAGGAATTTGCTTTAGCTATAGCAAGTATTGAAGCAGGATGCCCTATTTCAAGAAGTATCACAAATATGAAAATGGGATTTTTAGATAAATGTGATGTTCCGGCAGAACCAGGAAAAATAACTAAGAAAGGTAAAATTTCAGTCAGTGTACAACGTGATGACAGTGGAACTAGCTATTATGTAATTAATCGTGGCGTTACTTCATTCATAACTCCAAATTCTACTCAACAACGTAGATTCAGTAAAGTTAAAGTTGTAAGAAGTTTATTTATCATAACTGAAGACCTGAAAAAATCCTGGAATGATTATAAAGGGGCTAGATTAAATACTTACTTACCAAAAATGGCATTTATAAATGCTATAAACAGCTACACAAGAAGTCTTATGAATCAGGGAATACTTGATCCCGAATATTCAAATGCTTTTGACATTGATGTAGAACAGCATAAATTATATTTAATGACAGAGCGTGGAATATCAAGAGATGAAGTGGATAAAATGAATGAATCGGAATTGCGTAGAATTAACACAGTTGATGTTGTATTTGCAAGATGTGATGATTTAATGCCGTTGGATTGTATGGAAGACTTCTATGGAAAAGCAATAATTCAAAGTTAAAAAAGGAGAGATAATAGATGGATATATTTAGAGCTAATCAGGTCATTTCAGGGTCACATGGAACTCTTATGATAGATGGTGAGGTGTTTGCAGAAGTATCTGAAGTAGAGATAGAAACAAAAATTGAACGTAAGGAAATTTGGTTGCCGGGTGGACAAAAAGCTGAAAAGATTGTAGGAGCAAGTGGAGAGGGAACTATAAAACGATATAAATTGAATTCAAACTGGTTTAAAAAGTTTGCAAAGCTGGCAAAAGGAAATGAAGTTTATTTTGAACTCTACTTTC